GATAGGTATTAGCATTAATAAGTTCAAAATTTTCTCTAGGAGTCCAAATAGAAAATAACTTATCCATACTTTCAATAATACGATTTGCTTGGTGTTCCTGAGTGAATCCGGCTTCATTAGATAAAGCCCATTTTCTACCAGCTTTACCTCTTACTTTTCTTTCTTTAGAGGATAAGTTATAAACTTCTTTAATACATTCAGATGCATCTTCCCAACTACATCTATCATCAAATATATAAGGAGTTGGAGGAGAACCTTGGATTGAACTATTCGTAGGATAAACTGGAAAGGCCCATTTACCATGTTTTTTATAGGTACCTCTATGGTTTGAAGGGAAATCCGCATCGAAATCAATCCAAGTACCATCTTCAAATTCAAAGCGCATTTGGTCTTGCATTCCACCTGTTACGTTAGCAATAATAGGATTACCAACTAAAAGTGCTTCTGTAAGTGATAAACCCCACCCCTCATTTGATGTAAGTAGAATTTGAACATCTGATAAATTATATAAATAATTCATTCGTTTGTTATCATATCTACCTTCTGTAAAGATAATATTACAATAAGAAGGGCAAAGTGTTTGGATTACTTCTAAAAGATCAGTACCATGTTCCGAAATAGGTTCAGTATGAAGCATTAGTACTACTTTTTCCCTTTGTTCAGGGGTTAATTCCTCAACAAATTGTCTAAAAGCTAATATAGTATCAGGTACTTGTTTACGACGGATATTTCTAGAGTTAAAAAATACTACAAACTCATATTCTTTACCTTTAAATAATTGCTTTTTAAATTCAATAAATTCTTTATCTTGTTCTTTATTCTCAATTGGAAAATATACTTTAGGATTTAAACCATGAGGAACGTACTTAATAATTTTATTTTTAACTTTATCACCTAAAACAAGTTTATTAATATTAACTGTTTGTTTTGAGATTCCAAACAAAGCATCGCATGATTCGTAAAATGCCTGGTTATAATATGGGGCTGGGAGGTCATCCCAAATATTTAAGTAAGCAATAGGAATTTCTTTACGAATTTCATTTTCAATAGAAAATAACCAAACCCAATAACGTGGATCTGTAATTAAGAAAATAGCATCTGGTTTTTCAATACTAATAATATTTCTTAAAAGAGCAGCATCACCATAACCATTTACTGGGTAAAGAAATACACTTGAATCTTCAATCCCAGCATTTATATTAGTATCAACACTTAAATCTAAACGTTTACCAGCATCAGGGTGTTGGATAGCTCCTCCAATATTTACCCAATTGTATCTATGGGATGTCCCAATTATTAATTCTTTTCCTACTGTTCCAATACCTGATGGCATTCTAATATCATCGCACATCAAAAGAATTTTTTTCCTTTGATCTTTTGGTAAATAACCTTCTTTCATAAATTTTAAATATCTAAATCGTTGTGACTATGGATTTGTTTTCTAAACGTTTCATTTGTAAGGTACAAATGAATTGCGCGGTCGGCAAGTTTTTGAAACGAAAATTTGTGACGAACGCAAGAAATTTTGAATTCATCAAATAAGTCACCTTGGATTTTTACACTCGTAAGTGTCATGTCCTTTTTACTCATAACATTGTTTTTTAATTAATATAACATATATAAATATATTGGGATTATTTAAGATAATCCTTTATCGCACAATTCTTTATTATTTTTAAATAAACAGTATGTGCAATTGTATTTTGAGGGATTTTTTAATTGAGGTCCCATATTATGGGTACCATCTTTATTGAAAGCCATTTCTATAAACTCTTGAAAACGTTTTGTTGTTTTATTAAGTTTTATTTTACCAGAAGCTGGTATGTAAGTTTGTACTCTAGGGTCTGGGAATTCAGGGTTCCCGTGTAATTTTCGTTTAACAATAAAATATTCGATATTAATATCATCAATGGGAAACCCGTATAATTCACTAAAAAATTTCTTATAGAGAATTAGCTGCATCATTTTTACCTCGTCATTTTTTTCTTTATCTCTCCAACCTCGAGTTGAAGTTTTAATATCTATAATCTTTATTTTATTTAGTGTTTCATTATACAAAACAACATCTAAAAATCCTTTATAATATAGATTTTGGTAAAGAGGGTTTGGTTGAAGAATAATAGGTACTTCAATCCCTACTAGCCACCAACCTCTTTTACTAAAATATTTACCCTTATTTTTCTTAAACCAAGAAAGAATACTTAAACCATCTTCATAAAATTCTCTTATTTCCTTAGACGATGAAAAATGTTCCTTTTTATTTCGTTCATAATCAGCTTTATATCCTTCTCTAAGTTTTTCTTCAAATTGCTCCTCTAAATTAATTTGATCCGCTGCTGTTTTACTCACGTTATAAAACGCAGTTAAATAGTCTTGCAATACCGTGTGCATTGCTGTACCAAATGTCATATGAATCGATACTTCCGACGTATAATGCCCATCTCTATATTGCAGTGACCATTTATGGGGGCAGCTCTCAAACATAGAGAACTGACTAAATGAGATTTGCTTTTGAAAGCTATAGTTAATTTCAGGAGGTGTGAATCGTTGTACTTCCTTAACTATGGAGGGTATTTTCTTTTTAGCCAAAACTTATTTATTTAAGTATTTTTCAATATAAGTTTTTTGGTCTTGTTCTCCAATTTTAAGTACTTCAGAAGATAAAGAAGTTGACATTTCTGTATAAATTTTTTCTCCTAAATAGCTATAATTAGGAAATTTACTATAGTTTAAATAATAAGTGTCACCACACCAATGTTTTAAATCATTAGGTATTATAACATCATTTAACTTATGATTAAAAATTAAACACCCCCAACCATTAACTGTTTCTATACCTAGTTTTCTTTCAAAACCATAAATAAAGGGTTCAATTTGTGTTTCAAATTGACTGGGGTGCATTCCTATAAAACCAGTTTGGGGATGTTGTTTATAGAAATTTATAACATCAATGATAATTTTAGAGTTAAAATTTATATCATCATTACATAAGGCATAATAATAATTTTTAATTTGAGTTATCCCATAATTCCAAGATCCATTACAATGTCTTTTTTCAGTAAAAGGAATAATTTTAACTTTTTCTAAAACAAAATTATTTAACATCCCATTGCTAGGAGCATCTTCTATAACTAATACTTCATTTACATAATTACAACTATTTAAATCATAAAGTAGTTGAATTAATCTAGGAGATTTATAGATAGTAGGGATTATAAAACTAATCATTTTCTTTTTAAAATAGTTAAACCATTATTATTAGCAAATGATTCCCACAACTCCCATTCTTCGTGGTAAAATAAAAATTCCATAATAGCAGCCCAAATACCTTTTTCATCTCCTCCAAACCCACCATTTCTAAAGGAAACAGTATCATGAAGCATAAGGTATTTATTTGCTTTTGAATGATATACTTCTAACTCATTTTTTACTTGCTGGTAGGTATGATCTGTATCAATAAAAATAAGATCGAAATTGGGTAATTGATTGTATATTTCAGGGTTTAAGTCATCCCCTAAGATAAAATCAAATTGGGTTCCTTGTTGTTCAGCTCCTTTTTTTAATTCATCTAAACTAGCTCCAAACTTAGATGGATGTTCAACATCAAAACCTGTATAAACTTTAGGTTTACCAGCTAAAAAAGCCCAAGAAGCAACTATCCATCTAACTCCTAATTCTAAAACTGATTCACATTCTTCAGTGTAACATTTTATAATAGGAAAATGTTCATTTATATCTGAAGGGGTATTCCGAAGATAATGGTATTTTTCTTCTACAATTGTTCTATTCCAGGGTTCCATTTATTTCCACTTACCTTTCATAACTAACTGGGCTATAATCCCGTAATTAGAAATGTCTATAAAACTATCAATCATTGCTTCTCCTTTAACGTAATTTTTTCCATTACGTTGAAGCATATTTTTTAAACGATTAATCTTATCATTACATCGTAGCCAAATACCTGTAATAGATAGACTAATGTCTTCTTCTTTTTCTAAGGTAGAACCTAAAGAAATATTTGAAAGACCATAGTCCATCATTTTACTAGCAAACAATTCATATTGTTCTTTTTGAATCTGTTGAAATTCATATGCTAATTCAGGGTATGTTTTTTCGAAATCTGTAACTGCTTTGTTGTTTCCGTAACCTACTTGTTCTTCCATTTAGAGAGTTTTTACTAATTTATCTTGTTCTTTTTGATCAATTCCCATTTGCCATAAAATATGTCGAACACCCGGTTCTCGAATTATATCAATGTAGTGATCGGCTTCGCCTAAACTACATTCATAATATTTTGCTATGTATTCTGCTATACTTGGTGGTCTTTGTTTCTTACTAGGTTTGATATATTTTAACCAAACTTTTTTCTTTGGGATCATTTCTCTGTAAATGGTATAAATTTGTTTTTT